AAAATCGCGGTAGTGTGCCGTATTGTATTGTATCTCTCGGCCTTGGGCGAAGGTACCCTTGGGCCTGCGGCCCATGCCGCTCTGGTGCAATAAGATATGAGGGGCGAGCATGGCAGGCGCGGCCCACGCGCGGATGGCGGCCAATGAGCCGTTCATCATATCTTTGACAGCTTAAGCCATAGGGCCGGGAGGCTACGCCTCCACATAGGTTCGGGTGAGGCCGAAGCTGGCGCTTCGTGCTTGGCAAATACGCCAACACCATTCTTTCCAGCTTCGGCGAACACCTGAAACATATGAAAATTAACATTAGCAAGACCTTTGGACAATTCGCAGTCTCCGCATCGTGCGAAGCCAACGAAGCGCAAGTCGCCAAGCTGATAGAACTTGGGGCGCTGTATATCTTTGAACGCCAGCCGAGTTCCGCTGTTGAGCAAAAGGTCTTCGGACCGATGCTCGGGTGGGATCGGACAGAGCGGGGGACATATAAGCGTCCTGCCAAGTTTGAGCGCGGCAGTGTGGATTACACAGATGCCATTGCAACGGATATAAAGTCCACGTATGAAGCCACGAAAGGCAAGCTTGGCGATGGTCTGGAAATTAGCTTCGCTGTGTCCAACGTCGTGAAACACGAAGCTGGAAGTGAGCTTGCGCCTACGAAGGAGGCAATTGCGCTCTGGACTGAAGTTCAGAAGCTCGGCAATACCGAGTTTGCAAATGTCCTGAAAGCTTGGGGCATGTCGGAAGATGATTACGACGACGACCGCGGCATCGCGGCTTGCCGGACTCACATCCGCAAGGTGAAGGAGGAGGCGAAGGCGAGTATGCTCGCCAAGCTGCCGAAGATCGGCTAAAGCACGTTTGACACGGTGCGGTGGGCGGGCATTCTGCCCACCGCACAAGTCAGACTAAACCCACCGAACCTATGAAACTCACCATCACAATCAATGCTGATAGTGTAACAGTGCCGGACACTTCCGGCAAGCCATTGACACGCGAACAAATCATCGCAATCATGCGAGTGCTTGCGCAGGATGCAGGATACAAAGTATCAAACTACATGCCTTGTATTGGCGCGGGCCTTTTGATTCACGACAAATGAACGCCCACAACACCATCGGCGCTCCGCACCACGAGCGAAGCTCCATCCGCCCCTCGTGGCCCGCGAACACCGAGCGGCCTACGGCCCAGCCCCATTGGTCATACGATGAAAACCTCCGCACCCGCGCCGCACGCAAGCGCAGGCCGCGCCCGGTGCTCGCTGCGCTGCTTAACAGCCTTCCCAGAGCCTAATGTCCGCTCCATGCGAATGGATCGCATAAGTAGGTTGGTCGGTTGGTTGGTGGGCGCTCGCGAAAATTGGGGTTTGGAAGGATGTGCGGATGCGGAGAATTGAGATGTAAGAGAGTAGTATATAATACACACCATATAACATCCTTCCACACATCCTTCCTTCCACACATCCTTCCATCCTTCCTTCCTTTCCTCCCGTCTTCCCTTGCCCAAGCTTTTCCCCATCGCCCACCGACCGACCGACCGACCGACCCAAGCCCTTCGGGCTTGCATGGAGTAGTCATTTCCATTCGCATGGATTACATTTTCGAGCCTTCGGCTCCGTTCGATAAACTTATAACACCATATGCCGAAACCAACACCAAAGCCCTTACGGGCAACCCAACTACGCAAAGCGTGTGAGTGGGCGATGAACACGATACAAAACGCGGGCCTTGACATGAGGTCAGAACATCATAAGCAACATCTGAGCGCACTGGAAGCGGTCGCAGACCGGCGGAGGATGTTGCAGGGCTTATAAACAAGGTGCCCTAATGCCCACAATCGACTTAGTTAAAGTGCTCAAAGCACTCACGGCGCAAGCACCAACATCAAACCCGGGCCGACAGCGCCTGCGAGACGAAACGGCCCGACGGGTCGAAGCCGAGCTGGCGCTACGCGCCAAGCGAGCGCAAGAGTGGATCGAGGCGCTGAGCCGGGGTCAGAGATTTGAGTATACGCCGGATCGCTAAAGCCGCGACGAGCGCGAGCGGGAGTTTCGCTCCGTCCGGTGCTGGCCGGGATAACAAACCAGCGCATTTTCCATATGACCGAAAACCTACGAACCCACTGCCCGAAATGTCGGGCACTGTTAAACGGACGGCACTGTCTACAGCCGATGTGCGGCTGGTCACGTTCCGCAACACAAGAAGAGCTGCTGCGTAGCGGCAAGCTCAAGCTGCACGCAAAGCCCGAACCCAGTGAAGGCGCAGAGCTGATTGCACTTCTCGCCAAGCACGGGCTGACGCTGCCACGTAACGCCATCGAGTGGCGAGACGGCAAAGGCGTGCTTGGCACACACACGGCCTTGGGCTTTCAAGTCAGGCTGCTGTGCACGGACGGAGTCTGTGCATGGTTTTTGCTCGGCGACGATGTTACTACGCTGTTCGGGCACCTTAGCAACTTCGAGGCAGTCGACACAGATAAGCCGTATTGTGGACCTCGCAAGCGGTCGACGTCCCGAAAGCCAAAGACTTCGTCTGCAACCTCGCAGGCGGTCAGTCTGCTCGCACAAATGCTGCAAACCTTAAAACACAATGAAACCCTTTGATCAATATCTAAAACTTGTTACGCAAGTATGTCTTTCGGTGTCGCATAAAGCGGTGCAGCCCAGCACTACAGGCGTTACAGCCCGCGAAGCATTCGTGGCTTACGACACGTACGGCAAAGTTCTTCCATGTTCTGAGCCACAGCTTTTACAAGCTGTATTAAACGCCAAAGAGCAGCTTAATCTTACGATCAAACTCTGGGTCGAAGATTGTATTGCGTGTTTGCTTTCACCAGATGAAGTCAAAACCTATTGCACAGAACTGCCTAAATGGGTCTTGAAAGCGTTCACAAATCAACTGCACAAACAAGCATTAAAACAAATCGGGTTTATTCCCACGTTGTTACAATGAATAGTCTAAAATACATCATACTCCCCGCCAGTCCGCTCACTGCGGACATGGAAACGCCGATCCTGTTCCCACAGACGTTACTGCACGCCGCCGTGACCCTCGCGTTCGCGCAATACGGCAAGCCAATTGCAGCCGGTTTTTGCTGGATTCGTAGCGCTTCATGGATTTGCGAGGGACGCAGCAGCTCACTCGGGCTTGCCAGTCGCGGACGGCAAGACGCCGAGATTATGGAGGCGATGCTGTGAACATCACCAATCGACCCACGCCGGAGACGGATGAAGATGAAGCAAGATGCGCGACGTTCAAGCCTGAGACACGGGCATTAGTGATGCGAAATCGCGCCCGCCGACTCGAACGCCAGCGCGACGCGGCGGTGGAGGCGTTGGAGCGGATAGCAAAATGGGACGGAGAGCACCCCGACGAAGCGGGTGAATGGATGTGCGATGAAGCCCGCGCCACCCTCGCCGCGATCAAAGGAGCCAAATGAGCCAAGTAATTTTACAACGAGCCGAGAATCTCAAAAACAAAGCTCTCAGCAAACTTCACGAAGTGGAGCGCAAGATTCGAGAGCTTGAACTGCAACGCGAGCGGCATCGCGGAGAAGTGTCCGCCGCCGAAGATGCCATTGACTTTATCAAACAAGAGAACGCAAAACCACTATGACCCCCGACGAACACGACCAACGCATCATCGCCAAGTGCCGCTCCCTTCTCGCGCTCGCGGCGAAGCGGACGCCGGGGCGGTGGTGGAATGAAAAAGGGCATCCCGCCGTCTTCGCGATGACTCCGAAATGCAGACCAAACGGCGAGGGTTTGTTACAGGTAAATTACTACGGAAGATACGTCGGAAAGGACGCCTATGCCGATGCCGCCTACATCGCCGCCTGCGCCGGTCCCGCTGAAGCTGGCTGGCTCTCGACCATCGCGGCGATTGAACTCTGTCATCAGTTACCAAGCCCGGATAGCAGTCTAATACTGGCGCGTATCCGCGCCGCGTGGCCGAAGGAGATTTTATGAGCGACACACCACGAACCGACGCCAACAAACTTTCATGGGATCGAGCGAACGAGGCGGGTTGCAGCGCGGCATTCACCGAAGAGCTAGAGCGCGAGAACAACGAACTTCGCGCGAAGCTGGCGGACGCGGAGAAAGAGCGGGGTGAGGCGAGAACTCCAATCTGTATTGGACGACCGCTTATAGATATACTGGCAAGCGAAGGGCAGTGGCTTTCAAGTAACGGTGCGCATGGATTAATTGCAGCGAGCGACCTTTTTCACAAAAGCCCATACACAGAACGCGACGCCGCCATCATCCGTGCGGAGGCTGCGGAGAAGGAGCGGGACTTAGCCATAATCAAATATACGGGCGAGTTAGACGAAGAAAATCTAAAGTATAACCGGCAAATTCAGCTAACTGAAAACGCCAGAAGAGAACGCGACGCCGCCCGCGCCGAAATCGCCCGGCTTAACACCATCATCACATCCATGTCACATATCGGACCTCAACCCCTCTAACCCAAAACCTACATGAAACCACCACCACGCCTCTGGCGCACATTCAACCGCATCCTCTGTTTCATCTACGGTCACTGCATCGTGCGCAGCGGGCCGGACAGCCCACGTGTCTGCGTGCATTGTCATAAACACTTCACTGAATAAAACATGCAATCATATTACATATACGATTCTAATCTAGGTTGGATCGTGCGACGCTAATGCAAACCTTCATCCCATCACCGGAGCAAAGCTCCTTCTTCGACACCCTCACCGACCCTTCGGGCCGCAACATCGCACTCAGTGCGTGTGCCGGGTCTGGCAAAACCACCACCATCGTCGAAGGCTTGAAACTCCTGCCAGCGAAGTTGCCGTCCGGCCTTGCCCCATCCGTCTGCTTCCTCGCGTTCAACAAATCCATCGCCGAGACGCTCAAATCCCGTGTGCCACAGGCTGTCGCCTGCTCGACCTTCCACAGCCTCGGCTTCAACGCTCTGAAGAGCTTCGGTATCGTGCAGCGCAACGTCAAGATCGACGCTCGCAAAATCCCCAAGCTCGTCTTCAACACGGGCACGGTCGACGGGGGTAGTCCGGACATGCCCCAACTCATCAAACTCATCGGTCTCGGCAAAAGCGAAGCTACGGCTACGCCGGATTGGGCGGCCTTATGTAAGCTCCATGAGTTTGACTTTGACATCGGCGCTTCGCGCGCCTGCGCGCTAGCGCAGACGGTGCTCGATGCGTCGCTTCGCGACCGTGACACCATCGACTTCGATGACATGCTCTGGATGCCGGTGGTCCTCAACGTCCTGTTCACCAAATACGACTACGTGTTTGTTGACGAGGCGCAAGATGTGAATCCGGTGCAGATGGAGATTGTGGCACGGCTGCTCAAGCCCACGAGCAGGCTCGTGATCGTCGGTGATCCACGGCAAGCCATCTATGCGTTTCGTGGTGCCGGGCACGGAGCGATGGACGAGATGATCCGACGCTTCGACATGACCTCCATGCCGTTGAGCGTCAGCTATCGTTGTCCACGAAATATCGTGCTCGAAGCCCGCACGCGAGGCGGATGCACGGCTATAAAGCCGAGCGCAGTCGCGGGCGACGGGACTGTTCAGCGCGAAACAGAATACAGCGCAAGCGCCTTCACACCCCATGACGTAATCTTATGCCGTAACACCGCGCCACTCGTGGCGATGTGCTATGCGTTGCTACAACGCAGCATCCCATGCCGTATCCTGGGCCGGGACATTGGCGCACAGCTTGCGGCGTTGGTGAAAAAAATGCGTGCAGCAAACCTCGAAGATCTGGCCGAGAAACTCGGTAAGTGGCAGGCACGCGAAGTCGCAAAGTGTGAAACGGACGGGCGCTCACCCGACCGGGTGTACGACCAACACGACTGCATCATACACTTCATCAACATGCTGGATGAGGACTCGCGCAGCGTCGAAGACGTGCTCACCCAGATCGACCTGCTCTTCAACGATCAGACGAAGTCGGCGAAGCTCACGCTCTGCACCGTCCACAAGGCCAAGGGCCTTGAGTGGCGTACGGTGTTCATCCTGGACTTCGCCAAATACATGCCGAGCCGTTGGGCGAAGCAAGACTGGCAGAAGGTGCAAGAGAAGAACTTGATTTATGTGGCGATTACACGTTGCATGGATACGCTCATCTATATCGAATCAGACAAATGGAAATCATAAACAAAACACAACAAAAGAAAATACTCAAAGACCTTAAAACGGTCGAAGCCGGAACGTCAGTCGAAAACGCATGGACATTCCTCTGCATTGGTGTAGTCGTAGCTCTTGGCCCGACATGCCCGCCGCACTGGCATATGAATGTTCTGTGCGGTCGGGCAGACCGGCTTAAAGAGGAGGTTGAATGAACTGGTATTACACCATCAAGGGTGGCCACACCCACGTCCAGGTTTTCATGCACGGAGGCAAATGCGGAGATCTCGTCTTCCGCAATGAAGAGTTTGAAAGCATCAAACAAAACCTAAACATCTTCATCAATTTCATGGAGGAAATGGCATGAACCCCACAACCTACCTCGGCGACTCCGTTTATGCCGAATACGATGGCTATGCAATGCTAGTGTTCTTGAACAACGGCGAACGCAGTCTCGACGACAGTCTAATCCAGAAAAACCTTATCGCCATGGAGCCTGAAGCCATCCACAAACTCACGCAATTCCTCCAAACCTGCCAACAAAACCAAAACACACCACAAACCTAACATGCACCGTTATATCACCCAACTCCGGGCCAACATGGCCAAGCTCGAAAACGTCATCGCCAAATATCCGACCCTCTTCGATGGCGATAACAACTTCCATTACATCGACCTGCCACACTACAGCTCCAACATCGACCTTCACTTCCACGACGCTGCCTTGTGCGGCGATGTCTTGGGCAAGACCGGCTGGACGCGGTCGGTTTACGCGGGTGGTATAAACTGGACCAAAACCGTCGACGACGTCAAACTCATAATCACCAACGCCGAGTCCATGCCGGAGCTTCCGAAGGAAGTTCCACCTTCGGCCTTTCCGTTGCAGCTCCGCGAAGTCACCGACCCGGATTCTCAATTCTGATAGCTCGCATTTCTGCGAAAACGGTGCCGCATTTATGCGATTTGCATAGAACACCCACCCATGCTATATTCCAGCATCGCATGAACCCTGCCGATCACATTCGCCTGCTCGAAGAAGCTGCACAGCTTCACGCCATGCTCGTCCGCGACGCCGAGCTGGTCGTCGACGATCCCGTGTTGTTCGCATATTATCGCAAGATGTGCGACAGTGCACAGGCGAATGTGGAAAAGACCGTGACTTGTGTGGAGTTGGGGGTGTAAAACTTTGGCAGCCAAATAGACTGCCCGCTGTAATGGCGAGTCCTCCCGCTGGTGTAAGACTTAAAAGAAGACCAGCATACTTTCGACGGCGCAGCCGTCAAACCGCCTTGGGTCGGCCACCCATACAACAAACAAAACATAGCACATATGCCAAGTCCAACTACTGTCGAATACCTCGACGGTGAATTCGAAATCAACGAACAAGAACCCTCCTCCGTCGCCGAACTCGTCGAACTCCTTGGTGAAGACGCGGTCCGCCAGGAAACCATCTCGAACCTGCGTTACCGCAACAAACACCCACGCGTGTATCGCAAGGTTAGCGCGATGGTCGAGACTGCGTTCCCTCGCGAGGTCAAAGAGTCCAAGACCAATGCCGATGGCACGATCAAGGAAGTCAAGGTCTCACCTATCGACCACCTTCGTGCCTATCTCGCGACCGGCGACGCCGCGAAAGCGGACCTGGCCGAGAAGTTCAACATCGTCGCGAACGAAGAACCCCTCTTCGTCAAAGGCGAGCGGGCGGGCGGTGCTGGAAAGATCAGCAAAGACGCACTCGACACAGCAAACAAATACTTCGCGGCTGGCGACGATTTGGTCGAACAGTGTGTGACTCAAATCGAAGCTACCGTGCCCGGCTACAAAGTCGGACGCGATGCCGACGGCGCGGCTACGCCCGAGTCGCTCGCCCGTGGCATCTCCGCTCTCGGCAAGCATATCGAGCGCGAGTCCAAAAAGAAAGCATTGGGGAGTTTGCCGGGGTTGGCGTAACGCTTGCGCGGTGCGCAAATACACCCGTCTAAGGTTCGCCACAAAAGCAAGACGAAAAACAATAAGGTGGTCGGACTGGGGCCGTTAGCCGGAAGCTCATGACCTCCGTCACCCTCGTGGGTTACTGGAAACTACACGTTAAACTAAGACCAGACAGCCGGTGAGTCCGGTGCGCCTAGCGGTCCAACAGCTAGGGTCGCCAGAGCTTGACATCTCTGGGGCATAAGTCCGCAGACGCTGCGCGTAGCGCGTCCTCTCTGCTTGAACCAAAGCCCAGTGACGGTGGGGAAGTTCGTCCGCGACCCGGCGCGTAATCCGGGACACTTTATGTTTCAACGGTTCCGTCAAACATTCTACTGTCGCCAACGAGGAGAAGCCTTAGCGTGCAAACTTGCTGAAGCCGTTGCTGAAATCAACCGACAGATTGCACTATACAGTCAGCGCGGTTTTGTCGTTCGCAAAGAGACTTGGGATAGCTACGGGCAATGTTTCTTCGGCAAGCCGCGTAAGTATCATAACGTAATAATCACCAAAATGGAAACCGTTCTTCAACTTAATTGCGAAGGCTTTAACAAACATTCTATCTTTGTTGATGTGTTCTTCAAACCACGGCGTAAGCCGTCCGCATCCCGGCCTGCGTAATGACCGGCTACTTTGAAACAAAGATCAGACTTAACTATTATAGGGTTACCTAATCAAGGACGCAATCAAGCGTGGTTTGATAACATACTTTTGACGGCTTGCCCGCCAAACCTTCAAGACTACCTCGCGGACCAAGTCCGTAGTCGAGCACCCGGAACGAGACGTCGGACTACGGGCCAAGAAGGGAAACCGTCCGTAACACTGAGCAATCCTGAACGATAGCAGGAGGGCTCCCCACACGGGCGGAGAAGGAACAGGGAATCAACCCTGATGGCCTAAGACAAGACATAATACCTTGCCTTCTCCGTCCCTGTGGGCACCGTAGTAGCGATAGACTGCGCACGGCAGCAGTGACGTAAAAACCGAACAAAGCAATGCGTTCGCAAACATATAACATGTTGTCATTCCTACTCGGGCGGGAGCTTGCTCCCAGTCTTCCCGCCATAACCTACGGTGCCCTTCATTCACCCGGCCTTCGGCCACAACCCACAAACCACATGCAAATCCAGCCAGCACCTACTAAACTCCTCTGTCGTATCTGTGACCTCACCGACACTTCCGAACTTCGCATCGTCGTTCCCGAGAACGTCAATAAACTCCTACCTTATGGTGAAGTTCTTGCCGTTGGAACAGACTGCAGCCGCACTGCGGTCGGCGACAAAGTCCTCTTCACCCCCGCCGCCATGACTATCCTACCCCACAATGGCGAAGACCTCGCCATCATCGACGAAGGTTCAGTCTTTGCCAAATACGTCGAATGAGAATCCCTGAATGCCCTCACTGCCACGTCCCAATCACGGATGTGAAAACCGTCACACCCGATGAGCTTCCCGAAATCGGTTCGCTCTTTCTTTGCGGCACGTGTGCTTCGCTTTCAACCTTCGAAGACCTGCACGTCCTCACACTCCTAACGCCCCGTGAAATCCGTAAACTACATCCCGATGAACTTCGTGACGTACAATTCGCAGTTCGTAACATCATCGCCGCAGGCAAAGCTAAACAAAATGAAGAGCAAGCTAGGGCACTAGCCTTGCTCGGTAAAACTTTTTCACTAAGCTAAATGAACATCTTCTCTCCCTCCTACCGCCCTGCCGATCCAGTCTCCGGCTTTGACGGGCCTGAAGAACCTGAAGACCCGGCGTTTGAATACCTCCATCCGACCCCGGTCGAGTCTTATATCTCATGGCTGAGCCGTGTAGAAAACCTGCTCCGCGACCGACCAACCCCATACTGCCCGCCCCACCCAATCCCCGGCAACGCCGTGATGAAAACCTGTCACTCCAAATGCTAGACCTCCAACCCTCTGCCGCGCAGGTGCTTGAAGAGCGGCTCAACGACGCTCGCCTGAGCGCCCAAACCTCAGCCAAAACCCGAGCTCTCGTCATCGAGCTTTGCTCCATCGCTGTGCCAGCGGTGCTGATCGCCGGGGCAGCGGGCAATGTTACGTGCCGTGAAGCAGCAGTACGTTTACTCAAACTCCTAGCCAAGTGAACGAACTTTGGCAGATGCTACGTTCCATCACCATGGGTGAGCTACGTGAATATCTGGAAAAGCTACAAGAAATTGACGACAGTGCGTTCCAAAAGCTTGTAACGCACATCAAGAAAAACCCACCACGCACATACAAACCCTATAAAGGTCCATGAAATCCCACGGCCCACCGTCCGACCGTTTGCGGTCGCCCCAGTATACCGCCATGCGCGGCGCACGTCTCACCGACGCCCGGATCGACTACTATATCCGACAAGGACGTTACGGCACTGCGCGTCAGCAAGCTCTGCTCGACGCAGAGCGACGGCACCGGCGTGAGCCGCGCACTCCTTCGCTCGCGAAGCGTCTCGCATCCATCCTGCCACCTCTACCGTGAGCACACCGAACCCTGAAAAACTATCCCTCGCTTCTGTCTCCACCAATCCCCGCTGCACGCTTGCAGCGTGGCTTCGTTATCAACCCTCCGTGCTGGCTGCATACGCAGCCTTTCCCGAACCATATCTCTTCACCCTCGACGGGTTCAGCGTGCAAAGCGTGGTGTCTAAACTCCGCGATGCAGTCCGAGGCAAGCTCGCCCTGGACTACCCTTGCACCGTCCCCAACGACGATCTCTTCGCATGGTGGCGTCAAGTCATCGTTCGGCCCGACGGCGACAAAGTCTATATCGGACCAAAGCCTGCAAAGAACGCCGAGCCAGTCGCTCCAACCGACCGTGGCACTTCGCGTAACCCATACCACTTCCGCACACTCGAACCCCGTTTCGCCCAGATGTTCGCGGAGCTTCTCAATGCCGGGCACATTCAAGGCCCGATCACCATCGTCAAGCCCGGTCCGGACCCGGACATCTCGGGCCTCTTCAACGTCGACCTTATCCATCTGCCCGACGGCAGACTTCAAATCATATGACCACACCTGATCCCGAACCCGACACCCCGCCATCCTACATGCACGCTATCGAACACGGTCCAATGGACGAACTCATCGACCTTCCGGTCCACGAGATGTCCGCCGAGGAACTCGCGGCGTATGTGCAACGCTGTCATCTTCTCCAAGTCTCAGCACAGACCCGCCGTGCCACCATGCGCAAAGAAGGCGAGGCACTCGGCGCGGAAAAGAAACCGTCCAAAGCGAAGAAGAAAGACAACGTGGCACTTGCACAGGAAATGCTAGCCAAACTCCTCGCCGGGAAGGCGTAACCATATGCTCGATCCACTCTCACTCCACATCCCAACGTCCGACACACGGCCTCCGGCCCCGGTCTACCCCACACGCAAACTCCTCCAACCCTCGCCCGACCATCCGGATGACTACGTCCTTGAACTGGACTACAGTAGTGTCTCCAAGTTTATTGAATGCTCTCGTTCCGCCGAGAACTACCTTGTTAATTCGCGTGAAGCCGACCGCAATCGGTCTGCAACTGACTTCGGTAAACTCTTTCATACACTGGAGGAACTTAGACTTTGTGCGGGCGGGTTCTCCGACGCCTTACGTCAGCGACAGCACGAACTGATTCAAGAACACTTCGTTAAACACCCCACCCCGCCCGGCGACCACCGCACAGCGCAGCGCATGGTGCAAATCCTCAAGGTCTACGAAGAACGCTACGCCGCAGACGGCTGGCCAGCGGCGTTACTTGAACACGAAGGCGAGAAGATGGTCGAACGGGCGTTCAAGGTGGGGTTGTGTTCGGTGCCGGTGGATGCACATGTGCCCTATAACTACCAAGACATTACAACACAAACTGACCGTAACGAAGTCACAACAAGTCCACATAAAGGTGGTTTCCACATCCGCAACATCCACGTCTTCTACACCGGCCGCATCGACGCCGTCCTCCACGACTCCGGCCACCTCTGGGTTGTCGACCACAAGACCTCATCCCAAGGCGGACGTGAATTCGAGGACGCCTTCCGGCTCAGTCTTCAAACCCGCGGCTACGTCTGGGCAGCGCAGAAACTTCTCGGCCTCCCGCTCGCTGGTCTGATCATGAACGCCGTGGTTGTGAAAAAGCCCACGCTCAAGGTCGAAAACAACACCGAGCTGAACCGGCATCCCTACTTCTACACGCCCGACAGCCTCGTCGAGTTCGAAGACAATATGCGGGCGCACGTTAGTGACTTCATATCCATGCTGGTCCGTGGATACTTTCCCCAGACAGCGCGGAGTTTCAAAAGCCCGTGTGCCATGTGTGATTACACGGAAAACTGCTCACTGCCACGTCATCAACGCCCCGCGGACTTGGCATCGCCGCTGTATCGTGATGTCACATGGAATCCTGTGCATGAATAACACCAAAGACTACGAAAACAGTCCAGCGCGACGCGCCTATAAACTAAAATGGCAAAAAGAAAACCGACAACAGATTAAATTCTATATAGTTACTCAACCACTCAATGCAATTACTGATCAAGGCGAACAACACTTCACTCCTTCGGATCAACTCTTCCCTGAAGGTCAATGGACAGGTAAGCTATCCTGTCCTGCACGTAATCTTACAGGTATTTTAATACACTTCAAACTTCGTAAACGTAAAAATTCAACAATCAAAAAACACCAAACACCATGACCTACACCTGCCCCATCGCCGGTATCCCACACCGCAAACCCACACGGCTTCCAGCCGTGGGCGACACCATCACCCTCGTGCCTGAACCCACCAACGCCTTCGACCCCAACGCCATCAAGTGCATGTTCGACATGGGCGGCGAAGCCGGGAATGTCCACATCGGCTACATACCGAAGGTCGAAACGGCGACGGTGCGAAGCTTCGGCCTGACATCCATGCGTGTGTGCGACGTCAACCCGCAACGTAAATGGTCCGAAGTCATCATCGAGATGGTCGTGCCAGTTGGACAGCCCAAAGAACTGGAAGAGAAGCAGCTGAGTCACGGCGTAAGCCCAAGTGTGTTCGAGGAGCAAACATAATGGAAGTTATGCTTGAAAAACTCAATGACATTGATATTAATGTCCACGGTTTTACACAACAAGATGTCATTGACGGACGTATCGCACGTAACGAACTCATCCGGGAAGGTGCTTTACGTGGCGACCGCATATATCTCATGTCCGAATGGCTGCACTCAGAAGCCAAAGCTATGGGCATTGACGTAACATACAATGAAGACTTAGACGAAGACGACCTCTGCTAATGCAACCCATCACCTCATTCAACTCCGCTCACGGCACAGCCGTACTCTTACTTGGCCCACCAGGCAGTGGTAAAACCGTTCTCGGCTGCACGTTGTTTCCAAAAACCTACGTCTTTATTGCCGACTTAAACTTCGAATCAGCAAAACGCTATCTTCAAAAGATAAACAATATAGCCAATATCGTCGGCATCGACGTTGGTGACGTAGACGAAACAGGTAAAGTGATCCCATTGTCTGAACGTTACGCCCGAATGTTTAAGTGCCTAGGCGAAGCAATCAAAGATCCAAACGTCGAAACCATCTTCATTGACTCAGCCACGTTCATCTCTGACTATATCATGGCAAAGCTTACACTGGCTTCTAGTATCGAAACAATCCCGTGGGGCAAGGAAAAAGGTGGCGACTACCTGCGTGTCTGGAGGTCCCTCATCAATCAACTTCGCACTTCAGGTAAGCGGTTCATTATGTCTGCTCACGAACGCGTCCTTAAAGGCGTGCTTGATGACATCCTGCAAAACCAAGTCAATCTTTGGGGTGGTATTCGTGATAATATCGGCGCATACATGTCAGATATGTGGCGTTGCGAGGTCTTTAGCTCGGGTTTGCCTAACGCTAAAACCGAATACCGAGTTCGCGTCATTGGCAATGCACAAAACAAACTCAAGAACAACTTTGGTTGGGAAGAGCCTTTCTTACAGCAGGCTGAGTTGATTAAACGTGTGCGGGAGACGATCAAATGAAACGCTCCTTCATCGTCGACTACATCATCTCCGGCGACACCGACCTGTTCGGCCTTGCCGAAGATATCAAGAAAGACCTACTCACAATGGGGCATGACGTGACCGCCGTTAAACCCTTTGCACCTAAAGGCGAGGGTAAAGGTGTTGCGCCTGCGGCACTGTCCTTTAACTCCACACTCACACCACGTAAGCCACTTTAGTCCAACACGCGCACCCAAGACGCCGGGTGTAAAACAAAACAAAACCTAAAACAAAACACAACATGCTCGATCCACTATCCGTATCCATCCCTACCGCTGGAGTTGACACCTCACTCCCCCTTCTGCCGGAGGCAGACTACATCATGCAAGTCGCTGAGTCCAGCATCGACCCGAACAAAGACAACGTCGGGTTGAACTGGAACCTCAAGCTCGTGACCACGCAGGAGACCACGTCCACAGACGGGCGCTCGGTCAAGCCGAACTTCCCCGTGTTCACGGTGTCTGCTTTGCAAGCCAAGGAAGACAGCAAAGACAAGGAAGCGTTCATTCGCGGCCTTGGTCAGAACATCGACGCGATCTTCGGCACGGACAAGACCAACCGTCCGAACTTCGACAAGGCGCTCTGCGACGCCGCTCTCGGCAAAACGGTCATCGCCCACGTCATCATCGACACCTATCAAGGTCGTCAGAACAACAAGATCAAAGCCTTGAAACCCTTCGCTGGCTAAGGCTTCGCTCCGTGGGTTCGAGCGAAGCTGCGCTCGGTAATCGAAGGGCATTCCCTTCTTCCCACATTTCTCTTTCTCCATGACTCCACCACTCTCCATCCCACTCACCGCCATCATCGTCCGTGACCGTGCGCGTGACGAATCCAACCACGGCGACATCGCAGGACTCGCAGACTCCATGAAGTCGATCGGGTCTATCCACCCCATCGGTCTATCCCAACGCAAACCACAAAATGAACAAGAAGAAAAAATCGCACACGAAGGCTACGTCTATGACCTTGTTGTCGGGGGTCGCCGTTACAAAGCGCTTCTCCGCCGTGCAAAAGATGCACCTGAATCTTGTTCCACCCTCCACCATGGGTCATACCTTGACCCAAGAAAGTTGGGTTTTCTTTTCGCCTCTGAGGTGCCCGAAGTTAAACGCAAAGAAGCCGAGCTAGACGAAAATCTCCAACGTCTCGACATCGGTTGGCAGAAAAACGTCCTGCTCGTCCACGAAGTCCACGAAACCAAGCGTGCCCTGCTCGGTGCCAAAGCCCACAAGTGGGGCGAGCAACAGACCGCTTCGCTCCTCGGTCCCGGCTACGGCAAAAGCTCCGTCAACAACGCACTCAAACTCGCCCGACTTATTCGAGACGGCGACAAAGAAATCCTCACATGCAAGACCATGTCCGACGCGCTTGGCCTGTGTCTCAAACGTGGGGAAGAACGTGCACTCGCCGAGCTTACTAAACGTCTCGCGCCGAAGGCAGCGGTTGGCTCCAAGCCCGCGGATTTGACATCTATTCTCAGCCCGCTGAACGTCAACATCATAACCACGAAAGGGGGTGATGCCGATGCCCACGCCAGACCCTTGGAGACCAACGATCGAACCGGGCTTGTCCCACCCACACCAAAAGTTCTATCCTCCGGTGTGGGAGATGTTGCACCGAAGGTGCAGGTGCCGTTGAGTTCGATGTTTATCTTAGCCGATACAATGTCCTATGGCTGGGGATCAGTCGATCACATTGTAACCGACATTCCATACGGCATCGACATGGACAATCTCGACGCCAAACAAATTGAATCCGTCAAAGCTCAGCACGATGTTGAACAGAACCTTGAAATGATGCCAGAGTTTTTACGTAAAGCGTTTGACGCAGTCAAACCCGGCGGCTTCTGCGTCTTCTGCTACGACCTCGACCATCACGAGAAACTCCAAGCCTGGGCACTTGCCGTAGGCTGGAAAGTGCAACGTTGGCCAGTCATCGCAGCGAAAAGCTCCGCTTGTCAAAACAACGCGGCGCAATACAACACGACCAAAAACTACGAAGCCATCATGTATCTGCGTAAGAGTGAAAGTTCGGTGTTACGCCGGGTGGTGAACTCATCCGTGCGGACATATAACTTCGCTGCTGAGCGTCAGCTCTACAACAACCCATTCGCCAAGCCGTTCGAGCTGTGGAAAGACATCTATGAAGACATTAGTTTCGTCGGTCAGTCCGTCCTCGACCCGTTCTGTGGTGAGATGTCCGCTTGCCGTGCCGCTGCCAACTGTGGACGCATTCCATACGGAATCGAGATTAACGAAAAGCACTACACCAAAGGGCTGGATCACATGCGCACAGTATACAATCTAATCCACGCGAACAACGTAACATTCGTATGACCTGGCTTGACTTATATCTTTTACTTTTAGGTTTGATCGCTTGCATCAACTGGCACTTCGCTTTGAAAACTGCAAAGATGTGGGAAGAAGATCGTGACTGGTGGAAAAAGCACGCAGAAGAACTGCAAGAAGAACTCGACAAAACCTATGATCTTAAATGACACTCTCAGTCTCCTCCACGACGGCGATACCTTCACGCTCGACCTCGAAGTCAGCACCTTCGTGCGCATCACCCGCATCCTGCGTTACGCAGGCAATGACTCGGGTCGCCAGCCTATACAGGAACAGTGGTTCGATCTGCACGATGAAGAGCGGGCGGCGATCATACGACAGATCCACCGCAGGCACAAAGAAAAGCTGATTAAAGTAACATGAGCGACCCTGATCCCGTCAACCATCCGACCCACTATACCTCCCACCCATCCGGTGTCGAGTGTATCACCATCACACGTCATATGAACTTCAACCTTGGCAACGCTTTGAAATACATCTGGCGCGCTGACCTTAAAAACGACGCTATCGAAGACTTGAAAAAAGCCCGCTTCTACATCGACGACGAAATCAAACGTAGGCTTGCCACAACATGAACGACCCACTCGCAGTACAGCCGCCCGCCCCGTCCCTAATCTCACAAACCAAAGTCTCAAATGTCTTCCCTACCATCACTACCAACTATCGGCTCGCTATTATCGGCGACGCCCCAGGCTCAGATGAGGAATCGTATGGAATCCCGTTTATCGGTGCTGCGGGCAAACTACTTGATTCAATCTTGGGAAGCGTGGGTATTTTACGCTCCGCGTGTTTCATCGGCAACGTCTGTAAATATCGTCCACCCAACAACGACATCACCGAGTTCGACGAATACCGTGAAGGCAAAGGAGGAAAGCTGGTGCGAATTAAGGGAAGTTTTATGCATCACCCCAAAGTGGTTGAAGGGGCTGCTGAGTTACGACTTGAACTTGCTGAGTTCCGTCCCAATGTATGTCTTCTACTCGGCAACGCTCCATTACACATGGCCACTGGACCTGGCAAAAGTGTTGCTGATTGGAGGGGGAGTATACTCGCCACCAGCTTGGGAAAATGTGTAGTTTCATACCACCCCTTCTATGTCCTCCGAAACTATAAAGACTGGCCCTTCCTCCGTTGGGATTGCGAACGGGCACGGGCCGAAGCTGAAAGCTCTGAACTCAATCTACCCAAGCGTGAGTTTGTGCTTACACCCTCAGCTGACTGGCTCTGTCACCGACTGGATACATGGCCTGCCGGTCTCCTTGCATCTGTTGACATTGAAGGAGGTCTCAATGGCTGGTCTTGTATGGGCATTGCAGACTCGCCCACGTCCGCCTTCATCGTGGCCTTTAGTCAGTTTTCCCCCATGGAACAAGGAAGACTTTACAGAAGTCTTTCACGATTCCTTTACCGTGCAGATATCCCGAAGTGCCTCCAGAACTCCCTCTATGACAACTTCGTATTGGCCTATGGATTCAACATGCTTATTCGTAATGTCGTGGAAGACACCATGCTTAAGTGGGCTTCGATCTACTCTGAACTCCCGAAAGGACTAGATTCCCAAACCTCCGTCCTCACGCGCGAACCTGCGTGGAAACACCTCATCGCCTACTCCACAGCCGAACAGAAGAAACGCGCGGCCGCTGGCGTAGACCCAGCCTCGGAAGTCCGTAACAAATACCGAGCCTGCTGCATCGACGCCAGCGTCACGTTAGAGAACTGTCTCGTCATGGACCGTATGCTCGATGAGCGTGAGCGCCGCTTCTACAAACAAAACGTGAGCCTGCTTCCCGCCTTTCTGTCCATGGAACGGCGCGGCTTTCTATACAACACCAAACTAGCAAAACAAGAATATGCAAACGTCAAAGCCGGACTCGCCGAATGTGCGAGCAGGTTGGATACAAGGCTCGGATACTCACTGCTCGGATCAGGAGGTTCTATCTCACAGCAAAAAGTCAAAAAATGTCTCTATGAAGAAAAAGGATACCCTCCCCAGTACAACGGAAGAGGCCCGGATAAAAAACTTACTACAGATGTTGGAGCACTGCTCAAACTCGCCAAAAAGTTCCCAAGCGATTCATTACTTTCTGACCTACTCCTCCACTCCCGATTGGATGGCGTTAGAAAAACGCTTGAGATTGACACTGATCCAGATGGTCGAGTCCGCTGTGCTTACAATCTTGTTGGAACGGAAACTATGCGCATTACCTGCTATGAAAGTCCCACAGGCAGCGGCGCGAACCTCCAGACGATCACGAAAAAGTTAAGGAAACTCTTCTGCGCCGACCCCGGGTACCACCTCTTCCAATGTGACCTAGCGGGCGCGGATGGCTGGACTGTCGCGGCCCACTGTCTACACCACGGCGACCCAACCATGTGGGATGACTATCGTTCGGGTCTGAAACCCGCGAAGATCATCGCCCTTATGTATACCTTTGGAGTGGAATCCACCTTCTGTTCACGGGCTGAACTCAAAACAAAATGCAAAGAAGCGTCTTTGCCCGGCGGCTGTTGTGACCAAGACTCCTGGCTTTACTTCGCCTGCAAGCGCATTCAACATGCCACGAACTATGGCGTGCAAGCCCGAACCGGCTGTCAGCAAATCATGGAAGACTCATACAAAGTCTCCGGCACACCGATCTACATGACAGAGCTTGAATTCGAGACACTCCAACGCCTCTACCTCGTTCGGTATCACGGCCTCTATCAATGGCACACATGGGCCAAGAACCGGGTCGCTGACGGCTCAAACCTCCGCTCCGCCTCCGGCCACGAACGTAAGTTCTTCGGCCGTCGCAAATCCTGGTCCTACAAAACAAAGTCCTTCGACGCCGACCACGAAACCTGGAAGGAATTCCTCGCAGATGAACCACAAGAAAACACAACGTATGCCACAAATCTCGCACTCCACAAACTCTGGCACGACCCAGACAATACACTTCTCGGGGAATCAGGAAGCGTACGAACTTTACCTAATAATCGGACAGTTAATAGCATGGTTATACAACCACTCCACCAAGTCCACGACGCACTTATTGGACAATTTCCTAAAGACCGAACTGACTGGGCTGTTACAAAGATTAGAAGCTACTTCCAAAACCCCCTCACCGTCGCCAACACCCAACTCATAATCCCGTTTGAGGGTGCTTACGGCCCATCGTGGGGTGAACTCGGACCCGCCTATGGCGGCGGAGTTATATGACCCCGAATGAATACAAAGCACTCATTACTATGGTCGAATACACGGCCCGTCAGGTCGTCGCTCTACGCACCGACGTCACCCGGCTTCGTACCGATGCTGCTCAAAACTTACGTCGCCTCCGTGAATCCAATGCACAAATGAAAGCCGAGATTGCCCAACTCAAAAAAGAAAACCACGAATTACACTCCTTCATCAACCCATGATCCCACAACTTGCCGCATCCATCGGTCCAAAATTCAACCGCTTCCCGTGCTTTATCCAACCCAAGTTGAACGGGGTTCGGTGTTTAAGTCAAATCCACGGCGGAGTCGCCGTCTTCATGTCTCGTGACGAAAAGCTCTGGCATCACCCCAAACTCCGCCACCTCAACAACCAACTCGAATCCATTAAAGCCGTCATCGGCGAGCGCATACTCGATGGTGAGCTTTACGTGCACGGTTGGAAACTCCAGCGTATCAACGGCGCCGTGTCCGTAAACAGCGCCACACCTCGGCATGACACCCATGAAGTGCAATACCATATCTTCGACATTGTCCACCCCGAGTACGACTTCAGCCATCGCTGGCTGTCGTTCAAAGACGCCTTAGCAGTCCAAAACCTCAGTCACGTCAAGGTCGTCCCGACCGGATACGTTCACGACCTCAATGAAATGGAACAGCTTTTCAAACACTGGACCGCTCTCGGCTACGAAGGCGTCATGCTTCGGCCCAACGGCCCGTATGTCTACGGCCAAACACCGCACGGGACGCGGAAGAACTCACAGTATCTGTGGAAATATAAATCCTGGGAGGACGGGGAGTTTATGTGTGTGGGTGTAACCACAGGCGAAGGCAAAGCAGACATTGGTATTGGGGCTTTAATCCTACTCTGTGACAAACCTAATTGTGGGGGCGAAGCTCAAACCTTCAAAGTCGGCACTGGCTTCGACGACCACGACCGCATCTACTACGCTATGCACCCACCCATCGGCAAACTTGTCAAGATCAGATACTTGGAGCTTACAGAAGGCGGGATACCGTTTAATCCGAGCTTTCTTTGTGTAATGGAATGAAAATTACATTTAATAAAATCCACCTTGATTTTGGAATCTATCGTAAACCTTTTACGTGTGCGCATACTCCTAAAATGAATAAATGGTTTCCGGTATGTTTTTGTTTCATTAACATGAAACAAGCAAACGGAATGTTTAACTGTGCTTGGTCTTATCGTCTGTGGATTTACACTTGGTTCGGCCAATGGTGTTTTGACATTGATAAAGTTAAATGAGCTACATCTCCAACTACCTCAAAGCAACCGAAGGCACAAAACCCGCCTTCGAATTTCACGTCTGGTGTATGCTATACACCCTCAGCGTCTTCGCAGGTAAACGCTTCTGGATGCCGTTCGGCCCGTTCGCGTACTATCCACATCTTTACGTGTGCTTGGTCGGCAACCCGGCCTGTGCAAAATCCACTGCAATGGACATGGCAAAGGATATTGTCCGCGCCAGCGGCGTCACGCCCATCGCCGCAACGTCCATCACGAAACAAGCGATGTCACAAAAGATGTCTTCGACCATTGAAGGTGCGCCGAAGAAGAAACCCTACGAAGGCCAGCGGTTCTTCATGCACGAAGGACATAAAGTTGAGTATAATCAGTTCGCCATCTTCGCGACAGAACTCATCGAGTTCCTGGGACCACAGCAAATCGCCTCGCAGTTTCTCGACTGCTTGACGTCTTTGTGGACTGAGCAAATCTGGGACGTTGAAACCAAGAACAAAGGGTCGGACTTCGTCTATGGTCCATATGTCACCCTCATCGGATGTATGACACCGGAGAAGTTGAAGGGCTATATGAAACAAGACATTCTTGGCTCCGGCTTTGCACGCCGTTGTGCATTTATGTATGCCGCTCACTACAATCTAGTCCCGTGGCCTACATACACCGAAGCTCAAGCCACGGCCCGGGACTTCTGTATTGACTTCGGACGTAAACTTCAAAGCCGCTCCGGACCGATGACTCCGTCGGACGCGTGTAAAATCCACTACGAAGAATGGTTTCGTGAGAACGAACGGACGCTAACGGAAAAACCCCCTAAGACACAATCGTGGTTTGCGTCAAAAGGGGAAATGCTGTGGAAGCTTTCTATGTTAATCTGTCTCGCAGAGATCGGGCTTGACCTCACTGCTCCACTCATCATCGAGGAGGGACATTTCAAGATGGCCGAGCGGTTCTGTGCCATGCTGGAGAAAACCCTCGATCGAGTCTTCGAAGGCACGGGCATCAATCCAAACGCCGGCGTCATCACCCAAGTTGTCCGTATGCTTGAAGCACTCGGCAAGCCGATGAATAAGAAACATCTACTCGCGACGTTTGTCGATCAGGCCACGGGCGTGAGAGAACTTCAAGACGTCATCGACCATCTAGTGCAAGTCGGACGCCTCAAAGAAGTCAACGTCACCGTGAACGGTCAACTGCTCGGCACCGTTATTGGCACGCCTGATGCTATTGACTCATGCCCGCCTGCACATCTAGCTCTGTTCCTTAAGCGTATCACTGATACGGCGACCCCGACAGAAAGTCCAACGGATGCGACGGCTTACGTCCCTTCTGTTGTAACGCAGGCAAGCCCTGATACGGATTTTGAAGCTGCAAAGCGTCAAGTTGCGCAGGCCCAACCCGCCCAGCCCTCGGTGCCCGACCACCTAAATCCCGCAAAGTTTGTGATTTCATTCGAAAACGGGCAGCCGAAGTTGGAGCCAATGACGGAGCCAAACCCTGAAGGTCTGCTGCCGGATTAAGATCACGACGAACATCATATGGAAAAGACTGAGCCTGCACACGTTGTGCAACATTTCGGACCATCGCTTGCATATCAGCGTTGGGATTCGCGGCTGCGTATTCGGCGAGCCGTTGGTGCGCCATACTCAAATTACCCTTCCTGGTTAATTCGGCAACTTGATCCGCAAACGCCTGGCGTTCCCGTAGGGCAGACTCTTGAATTTTGTCGGCAGCTAAGGCAATGTCTTTTGAATTCTGAATCCGTGCACTCGGCATCCCCAACGCCATCATAACACGCTCCGATGGACTCAACTCATACAACAACCCACCCCTCTTGTCTCGAATGTCTCCTTCGCCTTGCCAAAGCTGAAACGGTCGTTTCAGGGCGTTCGGTAACAATTTCTCAATCCCTTGTTTATCACCGCGTGCAGTGGCTAAAAGACCCTGCACGAAGTCCGATGCCGTTGTCAATGGCGCTCCAGCCAAGTTTGCCAGACTAAAACCCTTATACGAATCAACACCAATAAATGGAACACCGACAGACATACGCGAGCTTGGATCAAACGGAGTTACGCCTGATGAGAGACCTCGGAGCGCTATCGACGTCATTATACCACCATCTTGTTGGTCTTCGTCGAAAAGGTTTGTCAGATTCTTCCTCAGCCAACCTTTTACGTCCACTCCTGTTCCTTGTTCGAGGAGTGCGAGACCTTGTCCGACACCCGGAAGACCAAGCGCTCCCGCAAAAACTGCTTGGGCTGCAAGCGCATACACAAATCCTTTTCGAGCACCTTGACGCTGAAGTTCAGTCAGCCCTGCGGGCGGGTTCTTCCCAAATCCCGCTCGATACGTGTCCGCCATCAGGCCAAACCAACCCAGAGTGTAGTTCTGCAAAGAACTCACCAACTGTGGAATAGCCTTGGTCTTAAAACTCCACAGTCCTTGCGGTCGTCCGGCCTTACCCTGTGTAAAATACCCACGGTTTTTCAGATCCACCGCGAAGTCAAACGCTTCTTGTCTTGTCATGCCCCGCTCACGCCCCAAGTCAAATGCACTAAGCAATCCGATGTCGTCGTTAAACGTCGTGAACATCCGTGACCACTTCTTCGCCGAATGGTCCATGACGTGCATAGCCTGGCCCACGGGATTTCCCCGTCGGTGATTGACCTCGTGCATTGTGGCTTTGTCTGGATCATAAATCTCATTCCACATAGACGTGCCACGCACACCCTTAAACCCCGCCTGTGCCATAAGCCATTCATGATCTTCACTCGCCCACTTCTTTGTCAAACGATGTTTGGCGATTTCGTTAACCGCTTTATTCGTACGAGACATGGCATCGCCCACCCCGCCCGTCTCCGAGATCAGCGCAGTCATACCTGTACTCAGACTCTGAGTCGACTCAATCATCGCCTGCCCAACGTCCATTCCGAGCTTCATGAAATATGTCCATTTCACCAACTTTTGAACTGTTGGATTGTCTGGTGTCAAATACTGCGATACAACGTCTTCGGTGTATTTCGACAACTCCCGATTTGTCGCTATGTCAGGATGCAGTTTGTCTAGATTCGCCTGCGCTTTCGTCATCTTATGACGCATCCAGTTATTCGCCTTCGTGTAAAACGCATCCTCATTCTCCAACATGTTAATCTCTTCACGTCCGCCAACGAACTTCCGTGTTGCCCCGGGCACGGGTTTGAACGCCGCGAGTGCGCTTTCAAGCTGGCTTGCACGCTCAGCCAAGGGCATGATTTGCGCAAGCACGTCGGGCTGTGCCGCAAAAATGTCCTGCATTTTCTGCATCGTCTGAGTATCGTATTCACGAATATATGACATCACGTCGTCACTTACTCCACTCTTTGGTGCGTTTGCATCTTCCTTTGGAATGTAATCAAGCAGGGTATAACCCTCGCTTTCTTTTCGTTTCACATAAGCCAGAGCAGCTTCACGTGTTTTGTGGCTCGTATAATTTGTATCTCCTCCCACCCCTATCATTCTCACATGATGATCTGCATATCTCTGCTCCGTCGCAAAGTTCGGACGCTTTGCCATCAAGTCCAAAAACTTCTGTGTCTCCTGCAACATCCCCTGAGCATGTTGTGTGGCCCGCGCAAATGTATCTGGAGACATTGACGTAGCCAGCGCCTGCCACTGCGCGATCGCCATAGGCGCAGTCGCTGGGTCTTGCATACCACGCAACGCTTCATACAGCTTACGTGAATTCTCCCGCGCCTGTGCGGGCAATATGCCCGGTTCCGCTAACGCAATAACCGTCCCGGTCAACTCCGTATTATGTGCCGCAAAGAACTCGGGCCAGACTTTTCGCACCGCTACGCCATGACGCGTAGCTGAACTCTCCAATGCCAAACGCAACGCCTCTCGGTCATTGACCCGACCCTTCCGTCCTTGCTCGCTCCATTTACTTAGAATCTTCTTAGGCACTGCATCGTCCAGCGTCCACGGTTTCCCTTGTGCTTCTTGCACCTGCATCCATTGTTTGATAGCACTGTAGTCTTTGGCCGCTTCGACGTTCGCCGTCACCCAGTCCAACGTATTCATCCGTTCCTTCGACAACTCACCGGTCTTCGGGTCAAAGTTATACGCCAGATTCAGTTCGTTCGCACGCTGCGTAGCCTCCTGTTGTCTATGCATCATACCATTCACAATATCCTTCACCGCCGGATGTGCTCTTGCCACAAACTGCTGTAACCCCAATGCCTTTTCCAGAAAACCCATCCGACCCTTCCCCTCTAGTGCCTCACGACTCCGCTCTTGTCGCATACCTAGAAGTTCTTGAGCGTGAGATAACACATCTCCTGGCACTGGGCCGGGCGGCGCAGGCAGAGGACGTCCTTGCAGAATTGAAGACAGCAACGTATTCGCACCCTCAAGAGTAAAGTTGTCCAAGTCCCTTGCCGTCCGCAACGCTCTTGCCTGCTTATTCAACGCCTCGCGCATCCTATGCAACTTAACCATTTGCCCACGCAGTGCCGCCTCCACGCCCTCCGGGACAACGCCGGGAATCTGACCGGCGCGGACCTCTGCGAGCGTTCGCTGTGCCAGACTTACGTCTTCAAAGGCGCGATAATGTGCCGCCTCTGCCGATGGCAGGTCGTCAAGCAGAAGATTATACGTTGCCTTAAACACGTCTTCCGGCCCGCCCATCAGCAAGGCCGTGCGAAGCCGTGGATTCAACGACTCATACTCCATGCCCGTAGGCAGTAAACTGTGCTCAGCCTCTCTGTCCAATCCATCCAATGAAGCCTTCAACAACCCCGTATTGTACGTTTCTTCTACAGTTTTTAGACGTGACGCCATTGCCTTACCTCGTGTCCCTTGATTCACAAGGAGATCACGCTGGAACTGCTTTCCGTTATAACCTTCAGGTCTACCTACATTTAGATACTTATCAAAGCGTTGCAGGACTTCTGCCAAGGCGGTATCTGATGTCACTGGACCCCCGAATAGACGATTCCACGCAGCGCTGAAAAACTCCAGCAGACTCTGCTTTATCGTCTTCTCCATCTTCGTATTCTTCAACACTGCGAGCATCTCAGGCGAGCCGAACGTCTGCGCGAGCAACTCGTCCGTATTCAACGTCCCATAGATAACCTCTTTCCATTCATCTGCAAGTTTACCTGCGGTCCGCCTCCAGTCTTCGAGCATGGCATTGCCGTCCCAAGAAGGGCCACGTTTAACTTTACCTTGTTGAACAAAGTCATTCAGTGTAACTTTAGCTAAAGTTTTCCAGTCTCCTTGCTCGATTAGTTTAATAATACTTTGAGGCACGCCATCACGTTGTGCGCGGTGTAACAAGTCCTTTTGAATTCCAGTTACTTCTTCTACATTAGGCTTCTCTCGGTTAAGATAAAGTAAAGCATTTTCACTTTCCTGCCGAAGATAACCTAAAGCATTGTTAAACTTTTGCCCTAGTTGATTAACGTTTAACGCTTTCCACTTATTCCCTCCCGTCAGTCTTTCATAATGCCCTTCCTTTCGTGCCCGTGCGATCAACTCCCGAACCTTCTTCGGTAGGAACTCACTCTTCTCCACCATACCCCGCACCGTCTCCAGCGTCTTCTCCAATTCAATGGCCCTTACATCGCCGGAGGCGACACGGCTTTTCAACTCCCGTGCGGTATCGTGAGTGAACTCATGGACAAGCCGCAGGCTCCAGGTAAACGCATCCTCGGCGTTTTGTGGTAGATCAGGCGCATTGATACGTGGGCGAACGCCCTGATCGTTGGTGAAATACCATCCGCCTTGTGGGTCCCATTCGGGATGCTCGCTGTGCGTAAACGCAGTTCCGTCTATGTCGGGCCGGGCTTTGAGCATGGCACGGACTAACTCCCCCATGTGTTCAGCATTCCAACGCTTTGCATTCGCAGCAAACCATTCAAGCCCGTTACGCAAGCCACGCACCGGATCGAGCAGACCCATTTGGGCTACAGTCACAGGGTCGAAGGGAACTTTAGAACGGACGAGGAAGTTGGCCCGCCGTCCGGTGACGTCATACATGTGCATACTGAACGTGCCTAGATCACGTGCCTCAGCACTCGTCAGCTTCGTACCTTTTTGAGCTTTTTCGATCAACGTCTTCGCTTCACGTAGCAAGCCTATAGCTTCTGCCACATCCCCATCCGTTGCCAATCGTGCCAACGCTTGGGGATTTTTTGCGACCTCGTCTCGGAGAGACATGAGGTTTTTTAGACGTTCCTGTGGCGTAGCGTCCAGCCCTTCGGGTGGAAGATCACTGTCGTGCAGAACCGTCGAGCCTTCTGTCGGCACGTCGCCTTGTTCGTGCGACATGTCGGTCTGCATTTCACCAAGCGTGGTCCGGCCAATGATGGGCTTGTCCAAAGACACCACTTGCGTGCGCTTGGCAATGTGATAACCTCGGCCCTTGCCGCTGTCGCGAGGCTCCCAAGCTTCGTGGTCGTCAGGATTTTTTGCTTTATACTCAGCCAACCACTCCGCCGCTTCACTGGCACTTTTGAACCCACCGACACGTGCGCCGTTTTTCCCCTCCATTGCAGTCCATTGGGCTTGGTCGGACGTCACCTTGTTCGGCCCAACGCTCCCGGCTTTCGCTGCAAGGTCTTGGGCTTCTTTAGTGTATATTGCCAAGCGCGCCAGCGCCGCGTCTTGCTCCGCAGTGTTCACCTGCGAATGCAGTGACCCGACTTTCAACACCACAGCCTGTGCTTCACGCACTTGCTCTGCTGCGTCTTTGAGCTTGGCGACGATGTCGGAGACTACGACGGGATCGGTCGCGTCGACGGTTTCTCGGGTTTGGGAGTCGGCGAGCGTGGAGTGGGCAACGTCGATTTGGGTGGCAAGACGTTCAACATCGGGTGTTTGCGCAGGTGGCGCCTCTACTCCCACACTCTCCAACGCGGCCTTCACATGGGGCTGTATTGCAAAGTCCTGCACAATGTCACCTACAGGTGTGCCAAGATCAAATACGTCAGCTTGTGGATCAGGCAACCCTTGTTCCGCGGGGTGTAGATAAGGCTGGTCTAAACCAGTTTCTCTCACGGCTTGACGTTGCCGCGCTTCTGCAAGTTGCAAATCAGTTTGTGCAGGAAGTTCTGGACCTTTAGGTCCGGGCCGTTCAATCCCGAACGTCGCTGGACGCACATTTCCGTGCTCCGTCTCAAACGTAGCAATGCCCGTGACCGGATCAATCGTCGGCTCCACGCCATTCACAAATACCGTGCCGTGCTCGGGTAGCCGCACCGCATCACCTTCTACACTCTCAACCTTCAACCGCCATCCACCATCACCATTCGGCACTGCATAGCCGGACAACTTCGTCCGTGGCAACGGAACCTCCGTCGTCTTCGCCACCTCCACAGCCTTCGGTTGCGTAATCCCAAGCACCACGGCATTGAACTTCGCAGCGAGCGTCTCTGCATCAGCCCCGCTGTCCACCAATGCTCGATACTCTTCCATCCCCTGTGCCATGTTTGTCTGCGTCGCCGCATCCATGCTAACATCGGGGACATACGGCGCTGGTGCTGTCTTCTCCACTTGAATGGGCTTGACAAAGCTCTCGGCCTGTGATCGTGTGATGCGTGGGGTTTTGACCGCCTGCACCGCATCGACCGCAGTGAATGGCAGTTGGCCGAGCAGGAATTCTGCACTGAACGGATTGAATGCCTGTCCTGGATTCAACGTCTGTTCCTGTGCATACTGCGCACCGATCTGCAACGCAGCCTGTCCGGTTTGCGAGCCGAGGAATTGTCCAGCAATCTGGCCGGGAGACGTCGGCAACGTCCCACGGAACGCTTGTCCGACTTCGCCGAGACCGGCAGCTGCGCCGGCCTGTGTGATCTCTCCGGCCAATGGCTGTGCTCCAAATGCACGTGCACCTAAGGCTCCGGCGAAACGTCCAGCATAGGGCATTGCAGCACCGGCGACGCCAGAGATAGTCGCGGCTTTGGCCGAGCCGGTGTCGGCGTAGGTTTGACCACCGAACATGGCGCCTGTGGCACCTGCGGCCAGCGCCAGTCCGTAGCCTTGGCCAGCGCCGGGGACGAGCAAGG